CTGCCACTTAACTTTATCATGTGACATTTCAGGACGATCAATAGCAATATATTGTATCAACTGTTCAGCAGTCAATGCTTTTGTATATTTGCTCATCACGGATTCTCCTTGGGTTTTACAAAATTATGATAATAACATACAGTTACAAACAGTAATACAGCAGCACCAAAAATGAGGCTCCATTCTGCTGTTGCTACTCCAATGCCCAGCATAACACCTACATTAAACGCTAACACAATTGCTGCGGCTGCTTCACTCATTATTCAGCCTCCTTAATCCAAACACACTCTGAAATATCTTCAGGCGTGTCGTACATACGCTTACACTGTTCATAAGGATGACTCCAACTACCTAGTGATGTTCCGACACCAAGTGCTATACCTATCCAAAAAAACTGCTTAAACCCTTGCTTAAACCCTTGTTTGAACCCAGTCCAAAATGCTTTAATCATTTGTTCTCTCTTTCAGCAACTCGTTTGCGTAAATCACTTGTGCTGAATCTGTGATCACGCTTGTTAAAATGCAGTTGAATACCTCGCTTGCGACATATATCTTTGCCACTAAACTCGTCTTCTTTGTATTCTTCGCCTAAGAACCTTACATCAATTTGAAACAGCTCTAGTATATCCATTAAGTCCTGCTCAGTTTCGTATGGCACAATCTCGTCAATAAACTTGAGTGCATTAAGTTGCGCATAGCGTTCAACTAGAGTTTGCACTGGTTTGTTTTTGGTATCGGCCCGATCGATTGTAGGATCTGTTTGCAACCCTACAATAAGATAATCGCAGTTTGCTCTTGCTTCACGTAACATGCCGATGTGTCCGGCATGAAGTAAATCAAATGCACTAAATGTAATACCTACTTTCATATTAACTCCAATCAAATAAGTTATTAAATGTAGTTTTTTGTTTTGTACTTTCTAAGTCATAGTCCAGCACACCAATCAAGTTGTCTAGTTTGTTGTCAATAATAACTTCTTCCATAGCATCGCCATCAAATGGCAGTTCTTTGAACCAATCCGGAATACGTAGTTCATCTGTTGGATATGCAACACTTGTATATCCTAGTGGATTTTGTTTTAGTTTACAAACAATAACCTTCATACCGTCGACGATTTCTTGTGAGTATTTGTCACCGTTCATACGCTTTAGTGTATTCCAGTTGATACTTGCTCTTACGTGTCCGGGCATGTTTGCTTTGCCTTGCTTCTCTTCAAGACGCTGATAGTGTCCAATCTTGTTTGCACGTTTTGGACTACCTTTTTCAAACCCTGGACGTTCTTTGAAATCACGTCTAAACTGACTAATAGCTTCAAGTAGTTCTGCTTCAGGTTTTTTCTGTAGTACCATATCAAGCAACTCTTTTAAGAAATCCTGCATAAACACCGGCGTATCACTACGCTTCAAGTCCAGGCCCATTGCTTTGACTTTGCCTAGTTTTCCATCTTCATCTGTTCTAAATCCTTCAATGTCGTACACTAGTGCTGCATAGCGTTTCTTAGTGATAAACAGCCCAGTTTCAGCAACAATCTCTCTACCTGCTGCAATAACATCGCTACGACTCTTTGGACAATGAAATGCTTTTAGCATCATTTCTGGAAATGTTTCGTTTGCCTGCTCGCACACTTGGTCATAAAGTTTTATTACATTATCTTTGGTCCACGGAATCTTTCCCGCTGCAATGTCATCTTTTAGTACAGGATATGCACTAAAATACACAGAGTCAGTATCGCCATAGATAACAGCTTTACCAACATGATCATACTCACCAGTAATAATCTTATTAACCTCTGCACTCATATGTTTAACAATAGTTCTACCTGTTAGCGTTGTACTCTGTCCAATACGCTTGTCAAAGAATCTACAACCTGGATTGAGAATAGCACCATACAAACTGTTCAAGTTAATCTTCTTAACCAACTGACGTTTATCCCAGTATTCAATCTCTACTTCGTTCTTAGCATCTTTTGCTTTTTTAAGATTCTTTTGTAGATCTTTACGTTCGCTGTACCAACGTTTTAGTAGTCCTGGAATAACACCTTCAAACTCGTTTGTAAAGATTGTACCATTTGAACTAAGCATCCATGGCTGATGACTATCATAAATCAACTTCCAAACTTCTGCTGCACTCAGCACTTCTTCCTGCCCGTTTTCTAAATCTAATGTAAGCATTACATCACGTTTTTGTTCCATAACTGCTTCATATTCTTCAGTTGCAAAACGTCCTTCCCAGCTGCCTGCAAAGCTCTTCTTTTTTAGCGTTGTATCATTGTGAATACGCTCGTCACTAATATCCAAACGTATTTGACCAACTACAGTTTCGGGGCCCATATTTAATGCACGAATAACACTTGGATACAGGCTGTTTAAGTCCATTGATCCAACCCATTCATGCACACCTTTTTTAGGAAATGCAACATATGCGCCTGCTGCTGCTGTGTTTCCTTCGTGTTGTTTTCTATTCGGCACTTGCATACCACGTCTATGCGACTCGTTAACAATAGCCTGCTCAGTAAGTGCAACAGCACCCATTGTGGTTTGTAGTAACACAGTATTTTCGTGTGCTAGTACATTTGCAAGATCGATAAATTTTAGTTTCTTGTCTAGTTTGTCTAACAGTGCAACGTCTTGTCTGTTGTATTCAATAAAAGTTTCAAAGTCATTGTTGTACAGCTGATCAAGTGTACCTTCATATACAGTTTTGTTCTCTCCTACTTCCAGTTCGCCGATGGCATCCAGTCGATATGTATGACGTTCTTCGTATGTATACTTGCGATACAAGTTGAGATAGTCCATATGTACTCTTCCGATAGTATCATATGTCTCACTTGTCTTACCAAACTTTTCATATTCTCTACGCTTGGGCTTTTGTCCCCATAAGCAGAATCTACGTGTATCATCACTGCTTAGTACACGTTTAATACGGTTAACTGTGTATGGAACATCGTATCCTTCACTGTTCCATCCGCTGTGGATATCAGCATCTTCAATCAAGTCCAAGAACATACTAAGCATTTGTCCTTCGCCTGCTTCGCTGTTGGGAAAAAGTATACAAGTATTATCACCCCAGCGTTTTTTGCACATTGCTGTTGCTTCTTCAAGTGGCATGCCTTTGGGAGGCATAGCAACAGTTATTAGCGCACTATCTAACCACTGTAAGCACACAGTGATAGCAGTGATCGGCATAAACGGATCTTCGACTGGAGCAAATCCACGCTCTGGATCAAAGTCGGTTTCGATGTCCCAAAACGCTACATTCAACTTTGGTGCATCTTGATTAAGATAGTTTTCACTCAAACACTGAAAGATTGGATTAATGTCACTTTCAAACAAGTTTTTGCCACGGTTGATAGCAAGTTCTTTTCTAAAGTCTTTTGTGTTTTTGCATACAATCCGACTTAGTTGGTCGCCGTAGATGCTTTTGTACTTACCACGCGGATCTTCACAATAAAATGTGTACTTTGATTGATATTCATGGAAATGTCTTTTTCCGTCCTTGCGTTCAACTACTCGAATAATATCCGAATCTCTGTCAAAAAATGCGTCTACGTATGGCATGAGTTCTCCTTATTATTCACTATACTATATTTCTTTTCATTCACTCCGTATCGTATCCTACTGTAGCAACAATAGTTTCAAGATCTTCATATTCGTCTGCAACTCGACTCCAGTCACGTTTTTGTGCAACTTTGATGGCTTTGTTAATAAGACTTGGTTTAACATTTAGTTCTTCGGCAACTGCTTTTACAGTTTCTTTTAATCCGCCTTGCAGATCTTCGATTTCCTGTAGTACAGTTACACCTTCTTTAACTAGACGTTCTAGCTTGGCTTTTTCTTCTTGTCCATATACTCTATCGCTCATGCAATACTCCTTTTTATTAAGTTTAATATACAGTAGTTATGTTTTGTTGTCAAGTGTTTTTATTGGACCTAATATTTCGTATCCTTGAATACGACTTTTATAGTCGTGGTGATCTCCTAAGTATAGATACTTATAACCTTGTGACTTGTAATAAGCCGGAACGTGGTAGCTAAATCTCCAACCAACTCTATCTTCTGGATTGCTGTAATCCCATGCAAACTGATCACTAAATGCAACTTTGTCATTTGTATATGTTCTTGTTTGTTCCCATGCTACAAGTTTATTGTCTATATACAAACAATGAAAATCATTCTGTAAAATATCATCACTATACAATGGAAACACACTATCAAAGTTTTTGTATTTACAATAGACATTGTATACGTGTGCTGCTTCTTTCCAACTAGGTTTGTGCAAAAAAATGTCAGGATCTAGTTTGTATTTTACTTTGGATAAATCAATTCTACCGTACATAGTACCCGAGCCGCCTTTCGTTCAAATACGGCTCCATGTCTTCCATCCAGTTATCATACGGATTATCTATCCAAGTGTATCCTTGGTCAACTAGTTTGTCTTTTTCAAACTGTGTAGTATCATGCCATATAGGAATATATTCATTCCACTTACTAATCGATGTACCATCTGGATTGCCACTAGGACGAAAATGCAACTCAATAGGATTGTCGCCTTTGTATTCAATGTTGATATACTTTACATTATTTATATTAGCAATAGCTTTGGGAATGGTTGGTGTATAATCACTGCGTATCCATTTATTAAACTTTACAACATTTGATTTCCGGTTAAATCCTTGCCAGCAGTGTAAAGGTTTCCATGTACCGTTGATATTTTCGTATGTAGCACTGTAATGATTGCCTTCTAAGTATTCGCACCAAAAGTAACCCGGAGGTGTGCTGGTACAATCACCTTGTTTTAATACTTTTATAGTTGTACACACACCCATGCCTATAAGATTGTATATAGGACGTATTACATATTCGCCTGTGCTGGGTATTCTTACACCCCCTGGACCACAACTATAGCCCATGGTTTCTGCTAGATAAAGTTTATTCCACCATTTGTGATGTTGTGGATATTTTAGATAAAGTTCGTGCTCGTCTAAATCGTACTCGTCCACTATTATTGAAACCATTGATCGCTGTTGTTTAGTTTCCAGTCAGCAATTATATCTTCAAACTTTGGCGCACTATATCCTCTACGCTCAGCTCTTTCACCTTCAAATGTTTCTTCAAAATCTGCAATGATTTGTAAAAACTCTTCTTGTTGTTCCGGTGATGCACCTGGAGTTGCTAATACAATATTATTGATTTCATCTAGTATATACATTACTGCGCCAACACTATCAAAGTTAGATTTACTAATCTTTGCTCTAAAGGCTGCAATATTATTTTCTGTAGGTTCGTTACGCATTGTAGAAAATGCTCTCATAGCAGGCGTGCTTATACCTTCTCGTGTAATATCAACATCTTCTCCAATAGCAAGTTTAAGTGCTTCAACAAATTCACCATCATTGTTGAGTTTCCAACTACTATCCTCTGCATCAACATCGTCGATTAAGTCGCTACCGTATTTTGCTTTGTATCTTTCATTTACTTGTAAATAATCTTCTCTATTTCTTATTTGTGCAATCAACGCACCTAATAGATTATCATCAGTTCCCCAACCAAACCATCCAGGTTCCATACTTTCTTTAAATATTTGGGCCATCAGTGTTGGTGCAGCATATGGAATGCCTATTTTACCCATGATAGATTTAAAGCCATCTGGAATATTGTTTTGATCACCTTCTACATAGTTTTCTAATTCGCTTACTTGTGTAATATCTTCGTCTAGCCATTTGCCGTGTGTACTTTGATATCCGCGATAAACTCTGTCATATACTCTTTGTAGTTCTGTGTCTGGAGATATTTGTCCAAGTTCTGCCAATGCAGCATTTCGTGCATCAGGACTGAATAATCTGTTTATAAGATCAGTTTCGAGTTCTGTATTTTCAACATCATCATCATCGCTTTCGAATCCGTCTGATTGTTCACTTTCGTCTCTATACCTACTATCAAAATGAACATTAGCAGCACCTTCGATATCTTGAGATTCATCGCCAATAAGCCAAAGTCTATCGTCTATAACTTGTCCGTGTATCCATTGTGCAACAGATTCTTCACTTGAACCATTTGCTACAAGCACCGCAGCACCTTCACTTATACCTAGCAACCGTCTCGGACCTAATGATTTAAACTGTGATTCACTAAACGGATCTTGCATTGTATAAAACGCTGTCATTTCTGGAACACGATCGTTTATTACTGTTACAATAATAGCGCCGCCCATTGCACGGTGTTCTTCATTAGCTTCAATGTTTAGATCAGGAACAGTTCCACCAGATAGTTCAATCGCTGCCTTCAATGCATCATCAATAACTAATACATCGTTAACTTCACGTCTGCCTTTGTTGACCACAGGAAACCCATTACTATCTAACTGTTTAACAACAGTATAGGTGTCATCATCAATACTAACATCCATGCTATCAGTGTCTTGTCCCCAAACAATAGATGCATACAACAGTTTTGGATTTATTCTTCTTAATGCAGTAAGTCGTCTTATAACTAGGGCTTGATAATCAGCTTCGCTAAGTTCATCAACTAGCTGTGTTGATAGATCTTCAAACTGTGCATCGTATGCTTCCTCAACTTGGTCCCAATCTCCTGCTGTGTTTAGTTGATTCATTAGATCGCTGATCTTTTCACGATCATATCCAAATCCTCGACCCCCTGGTATAATACCTGCACCAATACTATTTTCGAATGCCTGATTCATTGCAGTAACCCATGCTGTTGTAGTAGTTGCATCTAATGTAGGTGTATCAACTACATCTGGAGCATTTCTTGCTGCATCAGCTTCGGAGTCTTGTTGTTTAAACTTGGCTATTAATCCTGTTGCAAGTTGTCTAAAATATTCGTAAAGTTGTTGTGCTTCTTCACGCATTGACCCATTGCGCCAGTTTGGCGGTGAAAACTCCATTTCCTCGCCATTTGCAAGAGTAGCAGTCAGTCCGTCACTTATTTTAAGGACAACTCCTCTTTTCCATACTTCCTCTAGCCATCTAGATCCAAGCTCATTTTGTCTTTCATAGATGGTTACCATCATTCTATTGAGTTCGGCTAGTCTTGCGTTTCGACTTTGTTGTATTCCTTGTGTGTTTTCTTCACGTTTGTTAAGTAGTTCTTGTAGAATAAAATACCAGCCACTAAAGCCAATAGCAGCAATCATTTGTGCTGTATCAGTTACTTGTCCAACTGGAGTATCAATAACATGATTTACATCAACTTCTTGTCCTTCCCAGGTAGCAGTAGTATTTTGATTTCCAGGAGTTGTGCCACTGTTGCCTATTTGTAGCAATCCTGCCATAGATCCGCTTCCAGCTGGAAAAAGACTAGTACTAATAAGATAGCGAATATCTTTTTCTCGTAGTTCTCCTAAAGCAGTGTTTAGTTCGTTTGGATTATTAACTTGTATGTTGATACTATTTTTCCAAGTTTTAATAGCATCGTCTAATGTTTGATCCCAAGTTCCTGACTCATCACCTGACCATGCAGGCCCAGCAGTTTGAAAACTGCCATTTTGTGTTTTTCCTGTTACAAGAGTATGCTTCTTTAAAGCTCGTTTGATTTCTACAACATGACTGCCATCGGGATTACCGGGATTATTCATTGAAAGTCCTGGACCTGCTGCTGTCCTAAATTGTTTTAAAACATTTTCAACGATAAACTCGTTTAGTTTCATTATACACCCATTTTCTTATTTAACGCATCATACAATCTTGTTTTAATATCATCTGAATAATCCACACTTGCGGTTTGTTTTGCACGTTTTGTAGCAGTAGCATACATAACTGCTTCTGCATCATCTCCGTAACGATCTTTGAAATCGCTTTTGTTTTTCTTCATGCCCTTAACAAGACGTTCTTTTTCTTTTTCTTCGTCGTTACTAAGTTCACGTTCAACTAATCCTGCTTTTGCAGCTAGTTTTATAACAATAGCTTCTAGTGATTTAATTTTATCTTCAAGTTTTTCTATGCGAACTGTATCATCAGCGCATTCACCTACTAGTTTATCTTTTAATGGATGTGTAGTACGCCCTGGTTTTGCCGCCGGCATCGGTGCATTGGCTTTTGCTTGTCCAGCACTGCCAGTTCTTTGTGATTCAGTTATAGTAACACCTGCTAGTGCAGCAAAATCTGTTACACTATAATCACGATCCATTTTTAAGGAACCTTCAGGAACTATAGCACTCTCGTTAATATAGTCAATGCTATTGCTTTCAACTGCTGGAGCGGCAGCTTGTGCTTTCATTCTTGCTATATCTTCTTTAGGATCAACTGGATCCATTGCAAATAGTTTGTGTTGTAGTGCATTAAAGTCCATTAACCGTCCCCTTTTACTTTATGACAACTATCACCTTTACCTCTGCGATAGCCCTTCCAGCACACTTTACCGTGGCTGCCTTTTTTCTTGGTTGATTTCTTTTTCTTTTTACCTTCATCAAGATCATCTGACTCGAGTGTTTTCCAACTAGGATTTCCGCATTCGTTGCATAGAGTTGCTGATTCAAATAGCTCACGTATTCTCATGATTATCTCCCTGTTATAGTTGAAAGTTTTTCAGATAAACTGCCTTTGTAAGATTTAACTTGAGAATCAGATAATGTACGTTTTATTGTTTTTGGCTTTGCATCTTCTGCTACATTTACACTTTCAAACTTTGTGTCATAATCCAATGCGTGATATACACTTGAAATATAATCTGCTGCTTTGGTAATCTTAGCTTGCTGCCATCCTTCTATACCTTCTGCTTCACTTACATTTTTTAGCATCTCGTGTAGTTTGATAGAATATTTTGCAAGTTTGTACAAATCGCTTCGTGCCATTTGTACTTCGTGGTCGCGCTCAGCTACATCAGCTAAGTCTGCAAGACCTTCATTTGTTTTTTTAGTCATTGATTGGCTCCATACTAGTAGTTTAAGTATTTATGCCTTTTTACTCTTAGTCTTCTTTTTCTTTCCAGCCATTAATGTATCACTGTCTAATGCATTTTTAGCAGTACCATCTGGGTTTTTAGGTTGACGAGATTGCATACCACCGATTGGTGCTGCTACTGCTGCTACGCTTCCTGCACTAGTTGTTTCTAATAGTTCATTTATTTTCATTGTATTCTCTCCAATACGCATTGCGTTCGTTAGTACTAGCTCTTTGCACTTCATGTTCTTTATACTTTGCTATGTAGTGTGCTAGTTCTTCTTGTGTCATTTCTTTTTACCACTTTTCATATTAGCGCACCAGTGATACATTTTAGCCTTTTCACCACTTGCATTTTTAGCACGTTTGCGTAGTGCTGTAACACTACCATTGCAACTAGCACCAGACTTCTTTACTCGTCCTGGTCTGCTTTTGCCTTTTACTTTACCGTCAGCAAAGTTTTCTGTAATCTCACTTACCAGCATGTTTAAAATACTCTATTTGTCCTAAACGTTTTTCAGCAGCCTTGCGACTGCTGTATGTGCCAAGTTTCTTTTTACCATCTTTGCTATAGATAACATATTTGTCACCTTGCTTGCGAATAGTTTCTTCTATAGTTTCTTTTTTCTTACCATCAGCAAAGTTTTCTATAAATTTTAGTTTGTCATAATAACTTGGATCTTCGGCAATGTGATCTAATGCTATTTCTTTAGCAACTTCAAAATCACTAGTGTGTTCATATTCTGCTTCGATGCCCATTTCAAGTTGTTTTAGTATTTGTTTAGCAGGTACACCGTGCATTTTAACAAGCTCTGCTATAGTTGGTGTAGGCTTGTCTAAGTCGTCTAAACTATGTCCACCTTCTATAATGGCCTGTTCCATTATGCTGCGAGCACTTTCAGTTTGTAGCACATCTCTAGCAGTGCGTATTGCTCTTGTGCCTTGTGGATGGTTAGGATTGATACTTACTACTTCACCGTTCATAAGTTCACTTATATTAGCAGCTTTGCCCACACGGTCTAATACTTGGTGTAGTTTATCCTTTGAATCATAGCCGCCGCTTTCGTAACCTTTTTTACCACGCACTTCAATACGTTGCTTGTCATTGGTGTCCATAATATGCAATACATCAATATTCTTATCACGTTCTAAACGCAACTTTATACCTTCGGTAAGTCCTAAGTTAAACAGTACATTTGTACTTTTACCTTTAACTGCACTACTAAGTGTAGGAGGACGTCCATCTTTGTCTACTTTGTTTCCAAACTTACCTGCTTCTATACTGGTTTGATTCACTCCGACATCGGGCGTAGTGTTTACACCTTTTATAATACGTCCTACGCCTTCATCTAAGTGTTCAATCTTCAACTGGTTTTTCCTTGAAATGCGTTTTGTACTGTACCTGCTACTGCATCTGTTGCTGCTCCACGAACTTTATTTGTAACAAAAGCAGCCGGATTAGCAACAAACATAACAGCATCAACTACTCTAAAGAATCTAGCTAAATCTCTTTGTTGTTTAGCACGATTATATGAATTTACAAAATGTTGATTAAACGCTTGCAATGCAGCACGAGTCTGTGGACCCCATGTTCCGTCTACTGCTCCTGCATCATACCCATTACTGTTGAGCCACTGTTGAAGTTGTGCCAAATCTTGTTTGTTATCAACAAGCGCCTGTATATTTCCTTTAATAACTTTAAGTTCTGGAAACTGCGAATGCGACACAGCATACTTGGCATATACAGCCGGAGGCGGCTCCATATTTAAATAATCGTTTGTTTGTGCCCAAAGGCGTCCTTCGGTTATTTCTTGCATTCTCATGTTGGTTTTTCGCCTGTTAGATGCGGCTGACTAAACCATAGTTTAAACCATTCTTCAGTGCCAGGTTGTATTTTTTTCTTGCGTTGTATCTTAGCTTTTTCAGTACCTGTGATACTCATGTTTTCAGGAACATAAGGTGTGTACCCGGTAAACTTATTGCGTATTCCTGCTAGGTGCTGTAAGTCTTTGATGTCCATGTTAGCCTCCGTTAGCGTGGATCGCTGCCATGTGCTTTTTGTATGCTTTAGTACCTTTTTTATGAGGACTTCTACCTTCAGAAATGTCTTCCATTTCATCTTGTATTATTTTTAATGCAAGTTCTTGTATATCACCTTCGCCCATTAGTTCGTCTGTTGGGTTAAGAATATTAAACTTTTGACAATACTGTCCTAGTCCGCCCTTGATCATATTTTCAATAGGCGAAGTATCCTTGTCATTTTCTTTGTATGTTTCTACCGCTGGGAAAAATGTTTTTCTATAAAACATAGGATCGTTACGCATAAAGATTAGTAAGTCTGCTGCTACATCATAGTCAGGCTTTGGAACAATCTCATCTGGTATATCCATATCGTGAAATTCGTTTATTTTCATATTACTTCTCTTTAGATTTTTCTACTTTTACATAAAAAGGTCTTGCAGGAGTATTATCTTCTGCACTTTCATCGACCGGATTAATTTTTGAAAGACGATCGCCTAACTCTCTTATTAACTGTGCTTCTGATTTTACCATTTTCTGCAACTCCAATATCTTGCTTTATGTCTAGGTCCAGGATTATCGCAGTTGTGTCTTGCACGGAAACTGCGTCTACGTTCTGGATTGTTCTTTTTGATTTTAGCACCTTTTTGTCCAAAGTTAACTTTGACTACATTGCCCTTTGGATTCTTAACATATACTTTAAACTTTTTAACATCGCCAGCCATAGGCTTGCCAAGTTTAACTTTACGTCCTTGATACTCTGCTTCGTCTATAACATCGTCTTCATTGAACCACATAACACCGTAGTTTTCAAAGAACTTGTCATCATCTTCAAATGTTATTTCTGGAATAGCACGTTTGCTTTCTGTAATAAATGTACGTGGACGAGGCTTGCCGTTTGTGTAGTGTGTGCTTTCATACAGCGAACGCCATATAGCACGATCCTCAACCATAAATGCACCTTTGGGCATTGGTTCAACACTTTCGTTTGCTTCTTTACGAGTTCCGTCTGCGTTGTGTGTTCCGCCGTATTTTTGATCCCAATCATTTCTAGCATAGTCGCCTTGTACGCCGCTGGCAGTTGGTCTTGGTTCTACAGTGTTTCCGTCTGTTGTAACATCATCAAAGGTTGCCGGATCAAAATATACAGCGTCTGCATTTGTTCTGCTAGGTGCTTGTGGATTATCAGCGTCATATTCATATCCTGGTAAAGAGCTTCCACGATATCTTGACTGACCATTAAAGTTTCTTGTTCTACTAACATCAACCTCAAAATATCTTTCGCCACGTTTTACTATTACTTTACCTTGCTCCATGCCATAGCCTCTAGGCTGATTGTCAAATATTTCAAGTTCTGGAGCCTCTGCTGCCTGTTGATCATTTGCTGCTGCTGCTATTGCTTCTCGCTGAGTAGCGTATTCTGTGTCAACTGGTTCGCCACCTTCTAAACCATATGTAAATACAGGTGTTTCTTGTCGTTTAATAAACAGTGTATAACCTTCAGGTGCTGCGTTTGTATCAAGTTCTTCCCAATCTACTACTGATCCTGCTGCATCTTGTTGTTGATCATTTGCTGCTGTTCCAGTTTGTGCTTGGTCTGTTGCACTAAGTTCGCCTTGTTGCGTTGGGTTTGCATCTAATGCAGCTATTGTATCTGAGGCAAGGTCATCTGTATCATTGAGTGCATCTACATCTGCTTGATTAAGTTTTTCGCCGGTCATAGGATAGTTTGTTGGATTTATTGCTTTTAGTGTATCTGATTGTTCTTGTGTTGCAACATCACCTACAGCAACTCCTGCCGGTGCTTGTTGTTGATTAGCAACTGCTGGTTCTTCTGCTCCAGGAAAATCAGAACTGTCATCTGCTGCTTTTGCTGTAAGCCAATCATACAGCGTCCCTTCGCCTTCTGGGTTTTCTATCTCAGCAAATCTATTATAAAGAACTTGGTATTGATCAACGAGTCTTAGCACTGCAATATAATCTTTATCTGCTGTTGCTTGATTATATTGATCTGTTATATTTTGAGGTAATGCACCTTGAATACGTTCAGGTCCTGTTCCTAAGTTTGCATCTTGATCTACTTCTTGATCATTGTCAACGTCTATTTGATCTGCTCCACTTATTCTGCCATCAGCAGCAGCTTGATCTTGTGGCTCATCTAACGGCGTCATTGTGATGTTAGGGTCTTCACGCTGCATCAACTTTTGAATAGTTCTTGGGCCTGCGTCTCCATCTACATACAAATCATTTTGTTCTTGGAATGCTCTTACTGCTGCTCTTGTTTGAGGACCATATTTGCCGTCAACTTCGCCATCAAGCAATCCTCTACGTTTTAACTCAGCTTGTAGTTCTTTGATAGCATCTACTTGCGATGGATTATTGGCAATGCCGCCTCTTCTACTAGTAGCAAATCCACTTAGTGCAGCAAACTGAGAGCGAGGATCAGACTTTTCAATCTCTGGATTATCACCTGTATCTATTGCTGCCGATTGTTGTATAGCTGTATTAGTTTTTGGTCCTACAATACCGTCTGCTGCTTCACCTGGCATCATACGCTGTTGAAAATCTTTAACGGCTGCTTCAGTTGCTGGCCCAAATACGCCGTCTGCAGGCTGAACACCTAAATCTAGTTGTAGCTTTCTAACTGCTGGGCCTCTACTGCCTTTGCGTAAAGTACCATTACCTGCTGCTGCTGCTGGTGCTGCTGCTGGTGCTGCTGCTGCTGGTGCTGCTGCTGCTTGCGGTTGAGATATAGCAGCTCTTTGAGCTGCTACTCTTGGATCATTTGGACTAACTCTTACAAGAGCATTAGTATTGCCTACAATCCATACTAATCCGTCACCGGCATCTGTGCCTATTCTACTGCGTCCTCTGTCATCTGTTCTAGCTACTGCTGCTACAGCTTGTGGATCTGCTTCATTAAGGCTTGATTCACTAAGACTAAACTCAATATCAAAGTTATTATAACCTTTGTCAAATAGTTTATTGGCAAGTTTTTTTGCAAGATATGCTTGTTGTTTTTCGTTTAGTTCACGTGCAATAGGAATACTTAATACTTGTGTGTTATTTTCACTTTCGTATATTTCATATTCCATAGTATTTTCTAATAGCCCAATGTTAGCTGTATTTAAGACAGTGTCTAAGACGAAATCTCTGCTTTCATTTATTCCATCGTTGTCTATTATTATACTAATAAAATGTTTCATGTCTCTACCTTAATGATTTAATAATATATTTGATATTGTTCCATCAGTCCAGTTACTGATATATGCACGTACCCAGACATAATTTCCTGTGAAGTTGTATAAAAATCCGCCATCTGCGTTGTTACTACTGTCATTTGCACTAGTATGTGTTGTTTCGGTTAATGTAAACCAATCACTACTAGTTGGTTCTACTGCTAATGTTGCTTGTATAACCAATGTACCAATAAAGCCATCGAGACTATATTGAACAGTATGGAACCCGTCACTACGTCCGTAGTAACCATCCCCTTTGAAGTCGTCGCCGGTAACAGTTTCAGTTGTACTGTCTCCTGGATGAACTTGATTTGATAAAATTATTTCACTTGAACTCGCCATATTGTATTTATCTATTGTTTGATATAAACAAATTTATCTATGCGGCGTATATTATCACCAGCTATCATTTGTATTATCAACAGCGTTTTGAGATCTCTAACATGAAAATAATATCCATACACATAATCTTCATTTCTACAACCTTCTTTAGCTCTTATACCCATTGATGCAAGTTTTGGATTACGTTCTATCCACTCGGCAAGTGCTGCAACACCTTTTTTATTTCCAAGAGTAACTTTATATTCATACTGCGGAGGTTTGTTTACTATGATAGCATTTTTTTCAGAACTCAGTGCTTGTATAGTTTCAGGATTTGGCTCCCAAAAAACAGTGTATTTTTGTCTAAGTTTGTTTCCTAAATCTACTAACATTTTTCTATTGTTACTGTAAATCATTAATTGATTATGTTCGCATCTTATTTTATAATCAGTGTGTTTGAGTAAATGTCTGTAAATATCAATAGCATCCCAAAAATGCTCAACAGGAATAATATCGTTATAGCTTGTTGCTAATGGTACTTCAATGTTCCGATCATGAGTTGCCGGAACATAATGTTTGTTAACTTCATCAAGTTTGCGTCTAGCATATTTCAAACTTCCGTCTGTTTGAAACTCTGTTCTAAAATATCTTGCACAACAGTTCACTATGGCAAGTTTATAAAAGTATTTGCCATAGTGTAGTTTTTTAGTTTCATACAGTCTCATATTCTATTTCACAATCGAGTTTAATCTCTTTCTCTCGATAATCAATAGTAACACTGCCACCAGCTTTTAGATCGCCAAACAACATTTGACGACTAAGTGGACGTTTGATTTCGTTGTCAATAACACGTTGTAACGGACGAGCACCCATCTTAGGATCAAATCCTTTGTCTACAAGATAATCAAGAGCATCATCTGTGATGTTAATAGCAATATCTTTTTTCTGTACTTGTGTTTTAAGTTCAACAAGAAACTTGCCAACAATCTTCAGCATGACTTCTTTGCTGAGTTTGCCAAACGTAATAACACCATCTAGTCTATTTCTAAACTCTGGAGTAAAGAACTTTTTAAGATCGACATCGTCATAATCTTTTTCCATACTATCACTAAATCCAATAGTATTCTTTTCTGCCTCTTGCGCACCCAAGTTGGTAGTAAGAATCAGTGTACAGTTACGTGCATCTGCTTCTTTACCATTAGATCCTGTAATCTTGCCATTGTCCATAATCTGTAGTAGTACGCTACTTACATCTGGATGTGCTTTTTCAATCTCGTCCAATAGCAACACACAGTTAGGATTCTCTTGAATCTTATCAATCAATAAACCGCCGGCATTGTCTTCGTATCCAACATATCCTGGAGGTGATCCGATTAGTTTACTAATACTATGTTTTTCTTGATATTCACTCATATCAAAACGTACAAGTTTTACACCGAGTTGGTTGCTAAGTTGTTTGGCAAGTTCAGTTTTACCTACACCTGTTGGACCCATAAACACAAAAGATCCTACTGGTTTGTTGTCACTTTTAAGTCCTGCTTGACTTACAAGTATTTTGTCAACAATATCGTCGATTGCTTTGTCTTGTCCGTACACTACCTTTTTCAAGTTATCTTCCAAGTGTGCAAGATTTTCACTTTCACGCTCTTTTATTTGTTCTTCAGGAAGTTTAATCATTTTTGCAAGTTCAAACTGAACACTATCTTTGGTTACAACTTTGTCTTCAGTAATATCACGTACTTTAAATCTTGCACATGCTACGTCAATCAAATCAATAGCTTTGTCAGGAAGTTTTTTATCGTTTTGATATTTCATACTTAAATCAACTGCTGCTTCAAGTGCCTCCTGTTGAATATTAACACTATGAAACTCTTCGTAGTATGTTTTAATACCTTCAAGGATTTTTAGTGTAGTTTCTCTATCCGGTTCGTCAACACTTACTCTCTGGAATCGGCGCATAAGAGCCCGATCCTTTTCAAAGAACTTGCGATATTCTTCCCAAGTAGTTGAAGCAACAACATTGATGTTTCCTTTTGCAAGTGCAGGTTTTAACATATTAGCCAAATCATTCGATCCACCACTGCCGCCTGCGCCCGCACCACTAATCATGTGTGCTTCGTCAATAAACATAATAGTTTTGCCTTTGCCTTTTAACCCTGCAAGCACCATTTTAAAACGTTCTTCAAAGTCGCCGCGATATTTTGATCCAGCAAGCATAGCGCCAATGTCTAAACTAAACACTCGGTATTCTTTTAGAAACTCTGGTACATTTCCGTTAACAATCTGATAAGCAAGACCTTCTGCAATAGCAGTTTTACCAACACCTGGATCACCAACAATAAGAACATTTGATTTTGTACGGCGTCCTAATGCAAGAGCAACTTGTTCAATTTCTTCATCTCTACCAATCACTGGATCAATCTTATTCATACTAACTTGTTGATTTAGATCTGTAGTAAAATCTCGTAGTGCTTTGTTAGCAATGCCTTTGTTTTCGTTTTCGTCTTGGTTATCATATATTTCTGTTTCTGCACTAATATAGTTCTGAAACTTTTCTTTGTCAATGCCAACTTTTTTTGTAATAAAGTATGCCCAACTTTTCTTTTCAGTTAAGATACTAATAAACACATCGGCAATAGTAATATCGTTTCTGCCTTGGAAAAGTACTTGTGTAAATGCACGATTTAAAACACGTTCTACTGTGGTAGTTTTCTTTGGTTTATATTTCTTTTCTTCAATCTTAATATCATTTAGATGTGTTTTTAAATAGTTTTCTAGTTCTTTACGCATATGTTCAGCGTCTGCACCATAACCTGATATCAAGGTTCCGAATGTTTCTTCGCAGAGCATAGCAAATAGTAAATGTTCTAATGTAATATATTCGTGCTGAAGTTTCTTAGCATCGTTAACTGCTTTATCAAACACTGCCTGTAACTCTTTTGATGGTTCAACCATTAACTTTTTTTCCTTTTTTTAGACGCTTTTTTTCTGCCATGTCTAGTTTTAGTTTGCTGACTCTATCAATAAACTGAATACCATACAAATGATCATATTCGTGTAGAAATATTCGTGCATCGATATCGTCGTACTTTGCTTCTATATGTATAACATCCTTTAGGTCAGATGTCAAGGTATCAAATTCGACCATTACACTAACTGGCCGTCTTATTTTTAATATTAAATCTGGATGACTTAAACATCCTTCAACACCTGCTTCGATTTCTTCACTCAGTCCTTTGATAATAGGATTCATTACAATAACAGGATCTCCGTGTTTTTTGTTTAGTAATGCCTTCATTACAAAGATCTGCATAGGAAACCCAACTTGGTTTGCACTTAATCCTAATCCACTGTGTTGGTTCATTAGTTCAATCATATCTACTGCAACAGGCGCAGGATGCATTTGTTCAAAATCAAATCTTTCAAGTTTTGTTTCTAGTCTACCATCAGGTGCCAGTAGTAGTTCCATCATTTATTTTCCTTATTGTGTCTAGTGTTTCCCAATCTTCTATTTTGGGAGTAGTTCCTTTTATTTCTAAATACATATTACCGTTTCTACGGCCATTTATATCAGGTAACCCATGTCCTGCAATACTCATTATGGTTCCAGGATTTGTGCCAGCTGGTATTTTTACATTTACATCTTTTCCTGCCAAATCGGTTATTATAACATTTGTACCTAATATTAGTTCTAATACATTTATACTACACTTTGTTCGAATATGCGACCTATCTCTTACAAAATCTGGATGATTTTCTACGATTATTTGTACGTTTAAATCGCCTCTTGGAAGTTGACGAATTGAATCATCACCTAGTCCTTGATAACGCATTATTATTCCGCTTTCAATACCTGGTGGCAATCGTATAGTTGCAATCTCTTCTCTGCCTGTGCCAAGTCTGTATCTTCCAACAATATCTTTACCTGTCATTACATCATTTAAGGTAATTCTTACATTTATTGTAACGTCTTGATTTTTACGTGGCCTTTGTGCTTGTCTAAAGAACTGACCAAATATGTCATTCATATTTTGTGAATTCATATTAATGTCTGCTTGTGGCCGAGGATTATCGTATTGTTGTCTTTTGCTAGGATCTTTTAATGTTTCGTATGCTTCATTAATGCGTTTAAACTGTGTATCATCACCGCCATTGCGGTCAGGATGATTAGCCATAGCAGACTTGCGGTATGCTTTTTTGATTTCATCCTGAGTTGCTTGTTTATTAACACCTAGTATATTATAATAGTCCATGCAAATACTTATCGCACAGACTATTAAGGTTGGTTAGTAGTGATTATTTTTTCTTAGTATATGCTTGTGCGCCAAAAAACGCAGCAACAATACCAGCAACAGCAACAAAATATGTTGGAGCCATTGATCCTAGTGTTTTTGCAGCTTCGTCTAATCCTGCAAATACTGCTAGTACAACAGCAAATGGGTATAGTAGCATACCGAACAATGCAAACCATGCCATGTTACGTTGTGCATCACGCATTGCATCTGCATCTTCTAATGCCTTGCGTCTAAACTCAAGTTCCATTCGTTTTTCTTCTTCGTCAATATGCCCATCGCCGTTTATATCTGCAGGATGAAATCCAGATGGTTGAGAAGCAACTACTGGAGTTGCAGCCACAGGTGCTGGAGTTACAGCAACTGATGGTTTTGCTGGCGCAGAACTAACTGGTTCTACTTTTGCCGCAGGTGCTGGTGTTGACTTACTTTTTAGTTCTTCCGGTTTTCTTCGTGGCATTGTTACCCTCCAATTTTTGTAATCTGCTCTCTAGATCATCTATTTTTGCCGTGATTTTAGGATACTTTTTTCTCCATGCATCCTCTGGTTGTTCGAGCCATGTAAGACCCCAACGCTCAACAAGATAGTCTACAGCTAAGTCAAACTTAGCGTAGCCCCATAATCCTATTCTTGTTGTACTTAAATATGCTAGTACTACGGCGCCCAAAATACTGCCTGCTATACTAGTATAAATCCATGTGCGATCTCCCGCCATGTTTTGTATCATTTCCCACATATAAAAGCCCTCTTATTATGTGTGTATTTATTCGTTTACAACAGCATTATCCATTGCTTGTTCAGCCTGTTCATAATAACCTTCGTATGCTGCTATGATTGCTTGCTGTTGTTGTACTAATGCTCTAATGTCACTAAAGTTTAATCCCAAGTCTCCGTACCCGTCACCACTTAATCCGTATATAGCAAACGACTTTCCACTTGCTGCAAGTCTTGCTATTACAGCATCAACATTATCTTCATTGATAACAATCCACTCTAGTTTGCGCATGTTTAGTTCGTCAACAGGAGGCAGAGTTAGTGTAGGTTTTTCAATCGGTTTTGCACTTACTTCAATTACCTGTGGTTTCGTTGAGCAAGCCGCGAGACTTATAATCATCGTAAAGCCAAGGACACTCTTTGTTAAAAGCGATGTCATTTTCTGCATTCCTTTCTCTGTCTGTAAGTTGTGCCCCTGATAGCAGTTCAAAGCATCTGCCTGCATTTTCTGTGCCTCTGTTTACAGCACGTTCAATGCCTTCCGCATTTGCTATTGCTGCTGCTGTTAAATCAATCTGTTGTAGTTTGTCTGCTAGTGCTTGATTCTGTCTGCGTATACTTGCATATGCATCATTCAGTCTAGTATTTTCTGCTTGGGCACTTGCATAACTTGTTTGCAAACTTTCTAATGCTGCTTCGTTTGTTTCTACAGCTATTTCAAGTTTAGCATTGTTTTCTTGTAGTATGGCCATACGTTCCTGTGTGTCATTGTAATACCAGTAGCCTATGCCACCCATAATACACATCACTAAAAACATTACTCCTGCAAGTTTCATGCCCATACCAATACCACCTACCCTAATAACTTTCCCAGCGTGTTTGGTCCTACAATACCATCGGCAACTAATCCGTTTGCCGATTGCCATTCTTTGACAAGTCTAGCAGTGCCTGGTCCAAAGATGCCATCAGCTGGTGCAATGCCCAGTATTTCTTGTACTTCTTGTACTAATGGACCACGTGAACCTTGACGTATTGTTTGATTTGTGTTTAACTCTTTTTCTTCTTCCGGTTCAATTTCCATATCGCCACCTAGCACATCTAATGCGTGTGCCCAATGCTTTTTACGATCTTCCAGTCCAATAGTGCCGCCGTTGATACGTTTGGTCATTTTTAGTATGTCCATAGCATCGCAGTGTTTGTTGATGTTGTTTTCATCCCAGAACCAGCAAGCACTATCCAACGCACCTTTTTTAGTACGCACATAGTCTACTGCTTCTTCTGGTGTCATTTCGACATCTTCGGCGAACTCGGTATAGTTGTATCTGCCTGTAAGTTGCAGAATGCCGCCGCCTCTAAATCTCCAGCCATCACCACTGTCGGTATCACCGTTGTCCATTCTGTTTGCGTAAATAACGTTCGCAATTTTTTCAGGTTGTCTATGATATTCATTTGCATCTCTTCCTGCACGTTTAAAATATTTTGGAAAGATTGTGTTGAGTGCCTTAGCACTATAGTTTAAGTTTTCACTTAGTACCCTAAAACCGCCTGATTCGTGTCCGCATTGTGCAATAAATCCTGCAACTCTTGGTATTGTGTTTACATCCCATAGTGGAAGTATTTCAAGCATAGCTTCATACCATTCTTCCCAGTCGCTTCTGTGGATTAGTTCTTCAGCCATCCAAGGCTCAAAATCAAAGTCGAAATCTTCTTTAGCCATTATTTTTTATCCTCTATAGTAGTGCAGCGGCCGCATCTGCAATGGTCACATATTTTAGTTGTAACTGGCGGCTGATTATAGTCTTGTAAGTCTTGATAGTATGGAACGCCACAATGTGATGGACGCCCGCAGTTGTTGCAGTGATTCTTATTAAAGTCTTTCAACGACAAGTGTGTGTCCTTCGTTTTCAAACGTTAGTGTATTTTTACCAAATTTAGTAACATTGTAATCACCGAGATATTTAGTTAAAAATAATATTTCTGCATAATCATTCATGTTTATTTTTTCAGTTAAATTTTTATTTATATAATGAGTAGTGTTAAAATCTTTTATAGTAAACCCAACTGGATCAGCAAATGCTCGTTTAACTAGCAGTTGATCTCCAAATATTTCAATACTTTCCATAAAGCTCTTACTAAAAAAATCTTTAAAGTTATTCATATTGCCTTCTTGAACAATAGTATCATTATAGATAAATTGATCTGCTGGTATCATCTCTGATAGATTATCTACACTTGCATCGTAGCTTGTAAAACTTTTATGATAACGAAACCTAAAGTTTTCAATCTCTGCTAGTTTTCCAACTCCGTCTAATAATTCTAAAATATTTGTAGGAACTTTGGTATTTCTTTCCATTTCTACAAATACTTTATAAACATTGTTTTCAATTTCTCCAGGTGTAGCATCTGCATCGAGTACAAATCCGTAGCCTTTTTCAATAAAGTCTACAAGATCTTTTGCAGCTTGTTCGTCTAGTACACTAAAACTTACTACTACAATATCTTCGTCCGTTCCCATTTTACTTTGAAAACTATCTATTTCAAATACTGATTTTATTAAGTCGTGTAAATCGTTGGCTCTTAATCCCATTATACTGCTCCTGCTCCTGGTGCTGGCGCTTCGCCAGCGGCTGGTGCTGCTCCACCTACTGGTGCTGGTGCTGCCATTGGTGCTGGCATTGCTCCACCTGCTGGTGCTGGTGCACCTGCTGCATTTTTACTTTCAGTATCTGGTAGATCGATAGTTTCGACATCTCCACCAAAAATACTAATGATTAGTTTTTTAGGCATAGTTATATGCACTAACCATACTGGAACTTTATCAAGTTTACCTTTTTTAGTTCCAGGACGAATATCTCCTGGTTTTTTTATTTGACGTGGTTTAATGATACTTGATTTTTCATATTGTATTTTACAATCATAATCAAGCAAACGCTTACCACCTTGTGGGTCAGGCATACGTTTTCTTGGCCACATAAAACTACATTTGACCCAGTGACGATCTATTTCTGGGCCAGCTGCTAGTTCGCCTTCTTCCCAGTTGTCATACACATACAACCCTAACTCATCAATGACTCTTTCAAAGTCTTTAAGTACTGCAAACGCACGATCGTTTTCATAGATCGAACTAAGATTTTCTATCACATCAAGAGTGTCTAATATATTAGGCATTGTTGTCCTCGCTTTATTATAACTATTTATCACCTATAGTAATGTTAATAAAATAATTCACTACGTATATAATACAATCATAAAAAGAGTAAATACGAGTGCAGGGAAGGTTTCCTGCAAAGGAAACATCCCCTGTTCTAACTCATAGGAGGACTACATGGGTAAAGCTAGAGCCGCTAAAAGGCAAGCACACATTAAATCAAATAATAACATTAATAATGTTGTTAAACTAAACACTTTCCTTCCAAAAAAACAACGAAATGTTGATATACTTCCAAGAAATCGCAACCAAGAAGAATACGTCCTAGAACTACTGGATACGGATAAAAACATAGTTTTTGGTATTGGTCCAGCTGGTACAGGTAAAACACTTCTGGCATGTCAGAGTGCTGTTAAAGCATTTTTAAATGGCGAAATAGAACGTATAGTTGTTACAAGGCCGGCAGTAAGTGCTGATGAAGATTTAGGTTTTCTACCAGGTACATTAGAAGAAAAAATGGCACCTTGGACTAGGCCTATTTTTGATGTATTTAGAGAACATTTTTATGCAAATGAAATTGAAGGTATGATAAAAGAAGGTGTTATTGAAATATCACCACTTGCATATATGCGAGGAAGAACTTTTAAAGATGCTTATATTATTGCAGACGAAATGCAAAATGCTACACCGAACCAAATGAAAATGTTGTTAACACGTATAGGCACAGGATCAAAAATGGTTGTTACAGGTGATTTGGCTCAAGCAGATAGATTAAAAGATAACGGATTACTTGACTTTGTTAACCATTTAGAAAACAGCTCATCAAGTCGTATTAGTACTGTTGTGTTTCATAAAGGCGACATCGAAAGACATGAAGCAGTTAAAGAAGTATTAGAGATTTACGGAGACGTTTAAACTCTAACACTTTTAAACCCGAGAGGATGTTGATACTTGGCATCCTCTCAACAACATTAACAAGTACTCATTTTCAGTATAAATGAGTTGCCAATATCTTGCTTTGATCGGCGGTCGGCCCATGGCATCAAAATATATCTGACCTGTCCAATACGTCTTCAACCAGATACGTTTTTTACTCCAACTGCTACGCACGGGTAACCATGCATAGCGTTGTTTCCATTCTATATCTATTTCAACTGTTTGGGGCATTACACTGCCATAGGTGCAGAAATACTATCCATTGGAGTATAGTTGATCAGTTTGTAATCCATTGCTTTTGTAGCAATCAACTCGTTTAGTGTGCTAAATGCTGGCATCAACAAATGCGGACCGCTGTGTGGTTCACGAGTGATTTGCTCTTTTACTTGATCCATATGATTTTGATAGATATGACAATCGCCACCAGTCCAAATAAAATCACCAACTTTTAACTCTAACAGGTTAGCAAACATATGTGTAAGCAAACTATAACTTGCAATATTAAAAGGCACACCTAGGAACATATCAGCACTGCGTTGATAAAGTTGACAGCTTAGTTCACCGTCCTGCACATAAAACTGAAACATGGTATGACAAGGCGGCAATGCCATTACAGGTACACGATCTGCGTTCCAGGCACTTACAATATGCCGTCTGCTGTCTGGATCGTGTTTAAGACCTTCTAACACTTGTGCAATTTGATCCACATATCCCAGCTGTGAATCCCAGGTGCGCCATTGGTGCCCGTATACTGGGCCCAAATCTTTTACAGTATCGGTATTTGTATAACCTAAATCTGCTGCCTGTTTATCAGCATTGGCAGTCCAAATAGTGTTCTTGCCTACTAGTTCTTCACGAGACTTTCCGTAATGTATTTCAGCAAGACGTCTTTCGTCCGAACTGCCTTCTAGGAACCACAGTAATTCGCTAACAACACTTTTCCAAGCAAGTTTCTTTGTAGTAACAGCTGGAAAACTTTCACGCAGATTAAAACGCATTTGGTAGCCAAACACGCCACGTGTTCCTACCCCTGTTCTGTCGTTGCGGTCTTTGCCATTAGCTAAAATATATTCTAATGCTTCTAAATACTGTTTCAATATGCTCTCCACTTATCAATATATAAATCGCCTTCGTGTTGACTACTTACAAGACTAAACGTAGTTTCAATGAGTTCTCGCGGTAGAAATGTGTCGCAATCATACGTGCCATCAATACGACTCAGCCAAACTTCGTCAATGATGTCGAGGCTATCAGCAACTAGTTTAGCGCCACCAATGATCCAAACATCATCAGTCATATTCATAGTAACACAACGAGACTTGTAAATATCAGGACGCACTACTTCAATGCGCTCGTGACTGTTTTCTCTCATTGTTCTTGATACAATAACATTGTGTCGTCTAGGCATTGGCTTGGGCATGTCAGGATCATCCCAAGTTGCTCTACCCATAACAACTGTACTATTGATTGTACATTCTTTGAACCATTGCAGGTCGGCAGGGTTATGTGGCCACGGAAGTGTTCCGCTTTTGCCAATGCCCCATGCATCGTCACATGCTAGTATTGCTCTAATCACCTTGTCCTGGCTCCTCTGAAAAGTATTGCATTTTGCCTTCTACCCCATGCCATTCTTTGGCATCCTCAGGTACATCTTCTGGCCGCATTTCTGTAATCACAGGCCACAAGTCTGCATACTTTTGATTAAAGTCAACCCACTCTGCTGCACCAGGTGCTGTATCAGGAAGAATTGCATCTGCAGGACATTCCGGCTCGCAGACGCCACAGTCAATGCATTCTATTGGATTAATAACCAGCATGTTTTCGCCTTCGTAGAAACAATCTACTGGACAAACTTCTACACAATCCATGTGTTTACATTTAATACATGCATCATTTACAATATATGTCATAGTGCTCCTAGTCGAATAAGTGTTGCTGCTAAGTTGATCTCTGGATCTACAACAAGTGTATGATCAACTAACCCTTGCTTAATAATTAGCACTGCTTGATCCTGTTGAGCATCTGTTCCGAACAACTCAATGTTGTCATACAACCAGCGATAAATCTCTTCCATTTCTTCTGCTCGTACCGCGCCGCACAACAGTTTTCTTGCATCATGAATCTTGCCTGCTTTGAACAGTTCAACCATTTCAAGTTTCCAGTCAGCTTCGCCGCTGTCGCCTTCTTGTGGTGATATCAACTCGCCGTCTACACTATTCATTTGTACCATGTTGATACACTTGCGCAAGTCTGGATATGTTGCTTTTACATAAGTGTCCAGTGTGTCCAAGTCTGGAGTAATACCTTCTGTGATAAGAATAGTTGCAACTCTGGCAGTAAATTCTGTTTGATCAACTTTAGCGATATGAAACCCTTGACAACGACTGTGAATCGCAGGAATGATTCTGTTGGGATAGTTGCATGTTAGAATAAAACGTGCTGTAGTATGATACTCTTCCATAACACCACGTAGTGCTGCTTGTGCGTTTGGCGACAAGTAATCAGCCTCATCAAGTAGTACAACTTTAAAGTCACCAAACGGAATCATCTGTACAAACGAAACAATCTTGTCTCGCACATCTTCAACGCTGTTTGTACGACTTGCGTTGATCTCAAGAATATCAAGAGGATTTACATCAAGTTCGTTGAACAACAGTTTAGCAAGTGTTGTTTTACCAATTCCGGCATTGCCACTAAACAGCAAGTGCGGAATGCTTGCGTCTTTGATCCAAGTGTTTACTTGTGCTTTTTGTGCTTCATCTCGAAACACATACCCATCTACTGTTTTAGGTCTATATTTTTCTACCCAGAGTTCTTTCAATTTAACCACCATCCTAATTTTGCGCCATTATGTATAATAATCATAAAGCAAGTTACCATATGTGTCAACCACCAAATGGTTCTAATAACAGCCACACTGTCTGCTTGGCTGTCTGTTTCTCCAACTTTCTCACCGAGGCTTTTTGCCCACAGTCTCCAAAGTTTTTTCATCCTATCAGTCCCACAAGTTCTCAAAGTAAGTTCCAAACAACTTAAAACCGTTGGTCATACGAGCTTGGTGAGCGTTACGACCTTCGTCATCAACCCATTCAAAGTGTCCGCTTAGAGGATTATCATCCTCGCTTTCGATATACGGACCATAGTAATCTTCTCGCCAATCGTCACGACACTTTTGTTCAAACGCCCAAATCATTTCGTCCAGCACCCAATCCCAGCGTTCACAGTGTTTTGGATCAACATCGCCATTTTTTCTGTATGCATCTAGTTGCTTTTTAGTAGCACGTAGTTCTTTTGGAACATCTTTCATGTCTACCATAGGAGCGCCGTGTTTTGTTTCTTTCAACTGCACTAGCATAGGCAGGATGATAGGAGCAAGAGTATGATCCATACTCCAAGTATCCCAGCGGTCTATACGCACACGGATTTTTTGACTGTTACGCTTATCAAGCATAAAGTTGATCGTATGGTTGTAAATCCACTGCAACACATCTTCCGTCTTTTCTACAAAGTTTTCAAAACGTGTTTGTGTTTCAGGCCAATCGGTGTAGCCATACTTTTTGTTCATATAGCGGTCGTGGACATAACTCGTACAACGATCACGGTAACAACTTATTTTAATCTTCATGACAATCCTGCATTTCGATACGACCTTTCTGAGTAAGTGCGGCAAATCCAAACTGCCAGGTTACTAGATCTTCTTTTATAAGTTCGCAATACTGACTGTACCAACGCTTGTGGTTTCCACCGTGTTTAGCTAATAGTAACAGTCTTTTCTTACGAAGTCTAGTCATTTTATAAGATCGCTCCAAGTCTTTAGTTTATCTCGCTTTACATTTACTCTAACACCTAATTCTTCATTTGTCAAGAGACCATGTTCTACCATTAGTTCAATCATACACAACACATCGCCTGCTTCTTCTAACAGTTTTACACGCTGTTTTTCTGTAGCATCTTCGATTGTTTCAAACTTGCGCATCATCTTTGAACAGCGTTGCGTTAGTTCACCGCACTCTTCCATAGTAATACACATCAGTTGTTGTAGTGTGTTAATAGGACTATTTTCCATCTTCTTGTTTCAACCTCCATTGACAATATATATCCATCCAAAGTTCATGTACACCATAAGCAATAAATGCACCTAAGATAGGGATGGTGAAAAAAGCATTAATCATTGCACTTGCTACTAAAAATGCTATAGGATAATCATACCACCGTATCATGCAAACCTCAAACTAAAATATGTTGCGTGTTTATCTTCTTTAAAAACAACTTCTGACAATCCACGAACTTTCCACTTACCTTGAATGGTAGGGCCATACTTTGTGTATAACCACATTATAGCCTCACGCCGTTCTTCTGTCGTCTTGCCAATGTTATTCAAATTAACTATCGTCGTCATTCTTTTCTTCACCCAAAATTCATACCATCTAAGCAACATTAACTCCTATATTTTTTAATAGTTGCTTTCCATCTTCTACTTTGACCATGTCTTCGCATAATTCTTGTAACATCATATTGTGCAGTGTCATAGCCATTTCAAACTTCTTCTGTGGAAGTGTTGCAAAAAATGCAAACAATTCGTCTGTAGAATCTCGTTTCCACATTTCATCAAGCATATTGCATTGTTCTTGTGTAAGTCCGTCGATTCTCATAGTCCAAGTTCCTTATATACCATTTGTACACCTTTTGCTTGAAAGTAAGCATCCGCTAGTGCGTTGTGTAGATCACTTTGCATTGCTTTACGTGGATCTACTTTTGCTAGTGCAAACAATGTACGACTATCACGCACTTGCCAAAACTGCCATGGAATATTCTTTCCACGCTGCCGTAGCATATCTTCAATGATGGTAATATCAAATCCGTAGCCGTGTCCCCACAGCACATCTACACCTACCATCCACTTTGGAAGACTGTCTAAGAACACATCAACGTGCTCTCGTCCTTCAGTGCCAAATGCTTCGTCTTGCACTTTTTGATCCTGCTGACCCCACCAAGCAATAGTGCTATCATTTACACTACGATCTTGTGAGTCTAAATCCAGTTTGTAGTAAAACTCACTGTGTGGTTCAGCATCACTGTTGGGATCAAACTTTACACCGCCAACTGTAAGCACAGTTGCTTGTGGAGTTACATCTAGTGTTTCTAAGTCGATCATTGCGTGAATCATAATATGCCTCGTTGTTGTTTTGTATATTTTATACTACGGCATAATTTTCTTTTTGTCAAGTGAAATCTTTTCTACACTACCAGAGTTAATAGGACATAATACACATTGTGGTACACTATTTGAAAGTGCAGATACCTGTTCTTCTAGTGTATTTGAAAATGCATCAATGGGTTTATAGCTTTCATATAGATCTTTATCCTGTTTTCTTACAGGATATTTCTTAACAAACGCTTGTGCTCCTACAACAGTACCGCATTTGTACATTTTACCTTTATATATATACGGACAGTCATTGTGCCAACATGCAGTGTGTGCCTGTTCTCTATCGCTTTCATAAAAGTTATAAACACCGTTGTCGATACTTTTTACACCCCATGGCATAAACTTGTCTTTATAGTTTATTATAAATGCTGGATGATCCCCTACAAGAATAGCTTCTTCATAATAGCACCCAGCATGGCGTGCTTGATCTTTGATAAAGTTGTTTTTTGTTACTGTATATTTTTCGTATTTGCCGTCTAGTACTTCGTCAATAATTGCAAATGCTTTTGGAACATGATCCTGAGAATGAAAACTAAGTTCTACAGTAACTCCTCTGTCAAACCAGGCTTTCATTTTATCTGCATGTTTAGATAATAAAGTCCCGTTTGTTACCACTCTAAAATCTCTACAAGTGAATACATCACGTAATCCGTGAACCCAGTTGTCTAAATCATTGTTTGTAAAAGGTTCGCCACCAATAATACCAAAATCATTTACATGAAGTTTTTCACTCCATCTCTGTGCTTCTCTTGCAAAGTCACTAAACTTTTCTTGTCCACTAATAGCAAAGTTATTAAAGTTACTACAGTTTGTACAAGTTAAGTTACAACTATGACCGATATACCATTGTAATGCATGAACTAGTATTTTTTCGTTTTTAAGTATTCTACCGTTTAGCATTTATCCACTTGTATTTTTTGTTTCTTCTTGGTAGGAAAAACAAAATCCTCTGCGTGATGTTCACGTCGTGGACGAGTTTCGTCTTTGAATCCTATACCCATCAACAAATGTACATGTGTATCAATATCTAATATTTCTGCAACTTGTGCAGGATCAAAACATGCGCAACAACCTGTGCTATAACCTAGCATACTTGCTGTAATATTTGCATATCCTGCTGCAATACCCACTGCCATGTGTTTGTCTTTGAGCAAGTCTTCGGGCTTTTCTAAATCCTTGCTTGGAACAAATACATCTCCAAAAATATTTTCTTTTGGTTCTTCGTTTGATTCTGCAAATACGACCAACAAATTTGCTAATACCTGACTGTTTGTAACAGTTTCATTTGTTTGAAAGTTAGAGATAAAACCGTTGGTTGTTTGATATATACGTTCAATCTTATCTCTATCTGTAACAAATATAACTTTGTAATATGCTACATTTTGTTTACTAGGACAATCGGCAACGGCTGTTCTAATAACCTCGATATCCTCATCTGGAATAGTTTTACTTAAATCCCAGTTACGTTGACAATGTTGACTTCTAATGATTGCTTTTTTGATATCAGATTTATTCACAGCAGTTCTCCTTTGTAGTATTTAGCCTACAAACTGTGCAAGTTGTGGCGGTTGCCAACCTTCTGGTTTTAGCACTTTGCCGTCTTCACGCTTGCGTACTTTGCCTGTTTCTGCATCAATCTTAGCAAAGTTTGTGTCCATTACTTCTTTCCATGCGCCTTCTCCGTCAAAGCCGCCTGCACGAATAGCACCCATAGTTACAACAAGAATGTCTACAAGTGCATCGAGTTGTTCTACCTGGTCATCTGCTAAAACTGCTTCTACAAGTTCGCTTACTTCTTCGTCAACAAGCGACAAATACATTTTGTAGTTTGCTGCACTGGGCTCTTGGTCACACGCTGTATGAAACGTGTCAATATCTTTAAATGGGTTTGTCATTATGCGCCGGCTCCAAATGATTCTGGACTAATCGTTGCATGATCGCCATCGTTGTATTCTTTACCAAACTGTACACCAGTGGGTTTTTCATTACTAAATGCTAAGATACAATCTGCATCTACCATACGCAGTTCTAACTCTCCCGAACCTTCATCAATTTTTACACCACGAGTCCAACGACCGTGTTCAATCAATACCCAATCTCCGATCTGATATGCTGAATCATTTTTAGGACCTTTTGCATGTACCTGTCCCCAGCGTGGATAGATACCACGAGTTGATCCGTTATCATCACTAATAATAATTCCACTTTTAAGAGTTTGCTCTCCAAAGTACATATTGCTTACAATTACTCTATCATTAATAGGAGTTAGAGTACCTTGTATTGTATTCATGTTTAATGCCATTAATCACCTTTTTTTATAAAATTGCCATCTTCGTCTTCGACCCATTCATCTTGAATCTGGGCTGTTATGGGTTTAGGAGTTGGAGTTGATTTAGGAGGCGATGCTTTTGGTTTTGCGGGAACAACTTCTTCATCAAACGCCATCAACTCTTCTTGTTCTGCTTGTGTTAGCTCTTCAGTTTGAGCTGCACTTTTTTCATGTTGTACAGGTTCACTTCCTGTACTATAATAATCCTTTACAACTTCTTCTCGTTTACGGATAATTTTTCCACCTGGTCCTAGCTCGTCGCCTCTAGCATTTACTCTAGCATTGCCGACGGCAGGAGTAAGTTCATTTCTTTTAATCAACATATCTAAGTCTACAACTCTGCCTTGCATACTTCTGTATGTTTTACGACCTTTTTGTCTAGTTCCCATGTTTACGTATCTCCAATTATTATACTATAACTACTTATGACATATGTCAAGTGGTTTTTTATTTTTTGATGCATTGCATTTCCAGTATCCTATTTTTCTTTGATAATGATATGCTGTTCTGTGCCAATCATTTGTTGGTGTTGTCTTATCAAAATGATCAATATGTATACGATCTGCATCAATACCTACCATATCACGTGCAACTTCTTTTAAAACAGTTACAGTAATAGGATATTCTATATCTTTTTCTCTGCACATTCTAAGATTGAGAGCAACGATATCACGTACTTTCCATTCCGATATTAGTTTTGTACTTAATAAAAAGTTATATAAATCTGTTTCTAGTCTATATACTGCTTTACTTATCCTTGCACTACTTGCGCCTTTGTATTCCCAAAGCATATCGTCTTCACCAAATGCTTGTCTACCCCACAATGCACGTTTTGCATATACATCTTCAAAACTTTTTTTAGTTTCTATGTATTCGTCATGTAATAATCCCGGATTGTGTTTGATCCATTCAAATAGTTTATAATACAGGTCAGTTTCTAAAATATTTTGCTTACGCATGTACTTAGCAAGATAATGTCCCCAACCATAGTAATACATTAATATTACTAACCAACTATACATGTGCCCTTCGATAACTGTATCGTGGTCTGCTGTGTCTGTAGCGTATATTACATCAGTGTATTCCGTAATATATTTTTCATCTGCATCTAAATACACAGTGTCTAATGCTATCTTACGCACATCTAAACCATGCTGCTCTTGATATGTTTTGTTACCCATTGGAGAGTTGTCAGTAACAACTAATGGGTGTATCATGAGATAGTTGTCTTGTCCTGCATCTATAAGTTGCTGTATACCAGACTTTAAACTATCGAATGTTTCTCCAGGCAATGGCCATATAAGTTCGCTATAAGTTTTAATACCATCTTTTTTATACTGATCAAAATATTTTTTAAGTTCGTCAAAGTCCAAATTAAATCTATCTACATGTTCTAATGTATCATCGTTAAAACTTTGTAATGCTACTGTAATACCTTTGAAAATATCAACGCCACTATCGTGTGCATATTTTGCTATCGCATAGTTTTTATCGTGATTATTTTTACTCCAAGTTGCATCCCACCATTTGGGGTATCCGTATTTTTTCTTTGTTTCTAATACGTGTTGTGTTAGTTCATAATCTCTATCCAACATGCCCCAGTTGCTATCGCACACGCTAACATATTCAATACGGTTTTTACCCATCCATTCTATTTCTGCTTTACAACGTTCCATATCAAACAATGTAAGTTTATTCCAGTAACTTTCACCTATATCACAAAAGCTGCAATGGTATGGGCAGCCCCGCAAACTTTCCCAAGTAACTTGAAACATGGTGTCCTCAGGATACTTTGCCATAATAGGTTCATAAAAGCCTTCTAGTATAGGACTAGGTATATCATTTATGTTTTTCCTACGCACTGCTGGCTCTGGCATATGATACAGTGTTTGTACGTTTGGTATAGTTTCCCAATCGTCGCCTGCAAGTATGCTTTTAAATGCTTCTTCACCTTCGCCATGTACAAACGCATCAAACATAGGATGCTTGTCAAAAAAGTCAGGATCGTATTTGTTTATTTGTGGGCCGCCTGTTATAACTTTGCACTGTCTAAACTTGCGTTTGATTTGTTTTGCGAGTTCTCTATTGTATTCCCAGTTCCATACATAACTACTCATAGCAACTAGATCAGGAGATTCCATAGTTGCTGCATAATCTACAGGTTCTGTTTTTTCTATTAGTACATCTTTGAGTGTCCAGTTGTCGTTTTTACCATAGCACCATTGATAACCTATTGCAAGTGGTAAAAATTTATTTGGTCCATGATTATCACTTGCTTGAATCAAGTATATATTCATCGCAGGAATTCACGCCAATCTAAATTGTATTTAATACTGTCAATACGATGCACTCCAATCAAATACAGCACATAACTTGCTACACTTGATCCACGTCCTACACCCCATACAATGTTATTCTCACGCATAAAGTCTACAAGATACACCATATAGCGTAGCAGATCAAACATACCACGCTCTCTAAACGCTTCAATTTCTTCGCAAACTCTAGTCCATTCTACTGTTTCTTGCATGTCATACGCATCAAAGATTTGCATATTGAGCATTAGGCGTGACATTATATCTGCACCTATATCAAGTTCTTTATATTTGTCAGGCATAAACCATTCGCTTTGACATACACCGTCAAAAGTCTTTTGATCTACATCTAATGGGATATACTTTTGTAGTTTATCAAAGCCTTGCTCTTCCATAGCGGCATTGAATTTGTCTATTTCATCAGATTCGCTACACAGCACAACGTGTACTTTGTCAGCATTACCTGAATAGATCATGTTAATTAAGTCTTTGTTTGTAAACCGTGGGATACCGAGAGTGTCTGTTTTCATTAGCATACAGTAAGTTTAACTTACATTTATTAAATCGTCAAGTGAATTATCTTCTTGATCTTCAATTTGTTTTCTTCTAGCTGCTGCTCTACGAGTTTCTATTTCAAGTTTGTAGCCATCTATTAACAAAATTATCTGCTGTCTTACATCAGAATTATCGGTTATGAAATACATATGATTCAACTTGAGTAGCTTTTCTTCAAGTTGTGTATCTGTAAACTCACTTAAATCAGGCTGATGAGGATGTATCATACGTTTGCAAATGTTCCTAAATATTGTAGGAAAACATTTGTTCCATTATCATATGTAAATGCTTTGACAAGATGACTACGAGTTACTACTGTATTTGTTGTAATAGCTGCGCCGCCGCCAAACTCAGTGCTTCCGTCAACTCTCATCTGACTTGCACCTGCACTATAAGTTGATGCAAAAGTTACTGTTCTATTAACAGCACCGTCGCCATACACTTGTATCAACATTTCAGCATATTCATTATTTGTAGGCCAATCTTCAAGTGTTAATGTAACATCGTTTGAAGCTACTATCGTATAAAAATGTCCAGCATCAAAACTCAACGGCGTAGCACTACTGACATTAGTAGGACCAACGTGTGTTGTAGTTTCTTGTAGCTTGGTATATCTAGAAAGAGTGTTTTCAAAAAATACGTTGTCTGCATTTGTTTTAGCAGTATTATCCTGCAAGGTTTCAATTTCACTTTTTGCACTCGTGAAGTTTGTTTTTATAATGTTGAAGTTATCTCTAAATCCTTGACTATTATTATCCTGTCCAGCGACTGGATATGTATCGTCGATTGTATCGGGTACAATATTACTTGCCATGTTATTTCCTCTCTAGCAACAGTATTTATACATTTAGTTTGTAATCATTAAACAGAATGAACTGTTGGTTTTCGTTATTTTCTGTTCTATCAACTATATATCTATCTATGTCATAATCTAGCTGACTAAAATCAAAGTTTGCATTTTTAATATTCTCAATAATACTTGCACTTGTTCCTGGTTTGCAATAACATATAGGCATTGCTGTTATATAATCAAGCTCTTGACCAGTAGTTGTTTGACTACTTCTCATCCATAAAGGTAAAAACTGTCTATCATTTGCACCAATATCAGCAATACGTTTTCTCATATTTCCTATGTTACTAATAAATCTTTTTACATTTTGAGTTTGACTTGTTTTTACACCAACATTGTCAACTGTTAGTACATTTGTTTTTGGCCTAAATCTAAATGGGTCTCCACTTGATGTTGATGTGGTTGAACTGCTTCTAACAACAACCACTAGTCCTGAGTTTAAAACTATTTCAAGTTGTCCAAGTGCTGGAACATCAACTTCACCACTTCGTGTCGTAATAGAAATACTACCACTACTAGCAGCTATTCTTACTGGATCACCTTCACGCATTGTTATACGAAACGTATCGAGTCCGATCTCTGCTGCACTTTGATCATCTTTAACTTCAAGTTTAACTTGATTTATTTTTAAATCGTTTGCAGTAGGCGATGTTATCGATACTGCTGTATTACCTTTGGTTGGCTGTTGTGGGTCTGTTATTTCAACATACACAACTTCATATAAAACTTCATTTGTTCCTTCTTTTTTAGCAACTGCACTTTTTAAGTTTCCAAATACAAAACGTTTGCGTTTATGATTTAATGCTGTACTAGCAACAAAGTTAGCTAACTTTTTAGATTCAACGCCTGCATATACCAACGTTGTTAAGTCTTTCTTAAGACCAAAGTTTTCATCGTAGGGACGATATATACTTTCAGGTGTAAATATTGTGTAATCGTTGATAAAGTTGTTAAAAACTGTACGCTGTGATGGTTTTAAGTATGGCTTGATAAACACATTTGAATATACTTTATCATCTGTATCTGTAACATTTAGTGTAAACTCTTGTATACTGTTACTATAACCAAACAAATCACGTACTAGAACTTTGAATACATATTTTCTATCAATGGTTGTAGTGCTATTATCAAATGTTGTTGTTCTAGTATCAATAGTGGTCAAACCTAATGTTGTTCCAGTTGTATACTGATTGGGCTTTCCAACTATTTCGCCATCACGTTTTAGTGTTAATCCGTTGGGCAACTTTCCTCCAACTAAATCATATCTTAAATTACTACCTGCCAACGTAGTATTAGCCACTAGTTGTAAGTAACTTGTTCTATTAGCAGGAATAGTACCCAAGTCTGGCTTGGTTATCCATGCTACTGTACTATCAACTTCTCCTAATATATTTACAGTGAATGTTTTTATAGTGCTTATAGTATCAACATTTGTTACACCGATTTTTTTAGTAATCAGTGTATCTTTAAACACTCCTAATGTAATCTGCGGACCTGATTGTTCGTCTAACGTATTTGATAGATTAAATGCACGTTGCAGTGTGTTATCTAAAAATACTTTAAAGAACTGTTGCCCACGAGTTATTTCCAAGTTTCCATACACACTGTCATCGGTATGAAACAGGTTTTGATTCATAATAGTACTTTCAACAATAGAGTTACGTGGGATATCAAATATTAGTTGTGTAGGTGTTGAGCTTACTCTTTTGTACAAGTATGTAGTATCAATCCCTTTGCCTGCTAGCCAAGTTTCAAAATCTGCTACATAATCGCCCGTATCAACTATATTAGCAACACCGTAGTTTAAATCTAAGTTTCCTGAACTATCACCAGCATCGATAGTGTATCTTACCATAGTATGCCATTTGCGTGTAATAGTTGTTCCAAGAATGTTTTGTTTATCATTATCTACTAAAGTATATGCTTCAGATGCACTATATTTTAGTGTTTTATTTTTCCAAGCATCTACTCTATTATCGCCGTCATCAAGTATGTATATATAATCCTGTCCAATGGCATTATTATATGCAGTTTTAATACGTTTAGCTTTGTATGTTGGCTCTAAAGGTCTACTAAGATTTAATAAGTCGTATTCAGAATTTTCATTGTTAACACTTCTTACAGTGTAACTTAGATTATCAATAACTATGTCTTGCTCAATGAGGCTTAATAGATCGTCGACACCGTCGTCCCTACTAATAGGAAGTTTATTTATTTTTATTTGAGATGTGCCAGTGAGTGTATCTTCATATACACCGATATTTATTTCTACTACATCATCGCTATCTACTTCTTGTCTCAATGCTTCAACAGTAAACTTGTATTCTCTATTAACAGCGGGTTGATATGGTATTGTTCCTGCTAGTTCTCCTGTGATTCCATCAAGTACTAACCCTGGAGGTAGTACACTTGGAGTACCATCGTCATTAAATGGTTGTTGATTGTAGCTTATTTGACCTAGTAAGGAGTTTGGATCGTATACATCCAAGAAGATGGTAACATAGTTTTCTGCTCTCTTAACTCCAAGATTTCCAGATGTTAGCCATACTGGTTTGCGTAGATATGTATTATCTGCTGTAAATAATCCTGTGGCAGCTTTCATTATAGTATTGTCTGCACGTAAGAAATCATCTCCTACAACAAAAATACTAAACTCACGTTTGCTAAAACTAGTATCATCTTCGACTGTTACAGAAAAGGTATACTTGCGATTTAGTTTTGTTGGACGTCTCGTTGGTGTACTAAATCCATAAAATGTAGTGTCATAAAAATAACTATCGTAGCCATCGTCGTCCAATACAACCAAGTCCAATGGTACAGTATCGTACTCGCCGGTGTCATACCCTGCTGCGTCATCCACATCCAAAGATAATAATGGATCAACAATACCTGATATTTTTCCATCCTCTGTAAGTTTCAGACCTGGAGGCAACTCTCCGTCTTCATCTGCAATAAAATATCTTAGACTTTGTCCAGTTGTTAAATCTCTATCTATTGCTTCTAACTGAAAGTCAACTATGCTGCTGTCTAAAATAAAGTAAGCAATATTAAGTCTATCTGGAGGAGTTGTACTATAAGTAGCATCAACTAGTTCCCAAATATTTTCGCTGTCATTATAAACTTTTATTTGAAAGTCAAATGTATCATCAAAAATGTGAACCCATATCTGATCTTCAAACGGTGATATTGGAGGTGTTTTACTTACAACATAATCTAGTGGCTTCCATACCATTGCAACTTCGTCCCAATATCTTAATACTAGATTTAATCCGTCGTTGCTTTTATTGGTGTTGAACCAAAAATCATCTATGTTAGGATTAGGCACAGTACTTGAAATAGCAAGTGTTTTATCATTACCAAGTATGCCTTGTATTTGTGTTGTGTTTATTCTATACCAGCGTGTATCGACTTTATACCAAAACTGTTTTAAACTGCTTACATAAGCATAGTCGCCACTATTACCTGTTTCTCTACTCGGAATAGTTTCGTACACATCAACATCAACAGCCAACCAACTGCTACCAGCATTTGATTCATATATTCCCCACTCGGTATTAAGAGTATCGACCCAGTATTGATTTCTGAAACTTCTAGTTAATCCTAGTTCACCTTCGGGTGTTTGCCACACAGGAGCATCGGCTCCTTCAACTACGATTTTGTAAGTTCTGTCAGCTATTCCTTCAATATTACTTGCTCTCAAAACAAACTCAAACTCAGTGGTTTTACTAACTTCGACTGCAACACCTTTTATACGATAATCATTAATACGAAGTCCAGTTGGCAATGCACCAGATATCAGCGTAACTGTTATATCACTTGTTTCTTCTAGCGGTAATGCAATGCTAACATCAGTTCTTTCTTGTATACTTGCAAGTTCTGATCCTGATATTTTAGTCCAGCTTGGTAGTGCCATTTATATCCCCTTACAAAGCTTCATCGAATGTTGCGTTACTATTTCCAAAATCAGCAGTGCCATCTGCAGGAGAGAATACATCTTGAGATGTACCAAAGTCAACATCTACTGATTTCAAAATAAAATCAATGATGCTAGTTCTATTTCTTGTTAGGTCTCCAAAGTCCCATTCAAACGCTTGTTCGAGTTCTGCCATAGTAATATCATTAAGAGAAGTAATGTTAGTAATAGGATTACTATTAGCATTTAGTGTTGCATTAAGTGTTGGAGTTGTTTCTCTCGAAAGCAAACTATCTATTGTTATACTAGGGGCAACGCCGCCTGCTACTGTTGCTTGTGCAGCACCAGTACCATTGATTGTAATAAAAGTCGTTGGAGATACAACAGCACTTGTAGTTCCGTCAGTTATTCTAGTATACCCAGTTGCACTAGCTAGATAAACATTGTTGCCGTCATCACTAATACGTATACTCATCGTATCTGAATATAATGGATCGACTAATAGTTTTCTAAACTGGAACGTATTTGAAACTTCTTGTGCAAATATTCCGTAACCAGCATCGCCAATATTTTCTGCTGAGATTTCTGTGACGGCTGATACTTTTAAATCTAGCTCGTCAAAGTTTTGATTTACCTTAATAAATGCTTCTCGTAAATCATCGCCTGTGCCGTCGTTAGCAAGTAATCCTACATTAATATCTTGAATTGCCATGTTAGTCTCCTGTTATACATATTTATCAGAAACTAGTATTATACGTTTGACCAACTTGTTCCATTAAATACTACAACACTACTATTTGTTAAATCCCATGCTATCATTCCTTCATTGGATCCTTCTGCTGCGCTTGGCAAATCAGCATTTTCAAATGCAGGAAGTTGTAATCCAAGTATTGAGTTAAACGCTGGAAACATTACAGCGCCAGCACTTCCGCTGCCGTTGTCGCCTACATATCCGTAGAATGCACCGCCATCATAGAAAATTTGTCCTGCTACTGGACTTGTTGGTGGTAACGTGGTTGCTAGTAGTTCTAGCCTCCCGCTTTCGATCTTAAGAGCATTGTTTGTTCCTGGGTTTACCGAAATTGTAGCAGTATTCGTTATAGATCCAACTCCTGCAACTGTCGCTGCATTTAATGTACTTAGAGCTGTTACTGTATTTCCAGTGACAGTACCTGTGTTTGCACTTATACTACCGCCTGTACTAAAGTTGGCTGCTGTACTTGTAATACTTGTTAAAATATCAAGTGTTTCTATGCTCACATCTTTTAGTGTGTTAGTGCTTGTACTTGTAGGTGCTTGATTAAATGCATCTGCTTCGAGCGCCGTTGTAGTGGTTGCACCTCTGCTTGTAACAGTTGCAAGTGTGTCAGTTTCAATTGTTAACAAACCTGTTGCATCAAATGTAAGTGTAACTTGTCCGCTTGCTGCTGTAGCTGTAATTCTTCCGCTACCAATAACATCGCTTTGTTGTAAATAGTTGTTTGAATTAATCTCAGCAATGGTTGTAAATTCACTATCATTGGTTAGTAAACTAATATTAGAACCTGTAGTTAGTGCATCGGCCGGAGTAAATGTAAACACACCGGCAGCATTATATATCAAACTACCTTGACCGCTTGCTGGATTGGTTACAACACTAAAATCAGCAAATCCTATACCGCCTGCTTCTGGTGATGCCTGCCAACTTGTTCCGTCATATTTTAATACATCATTTAAAACAGCATCGGCAACAAAAACGTCTCCGATATCATCTAGGTTGTCAATAGCTTGAAGATCTGGTTTGTTGAGAATAAATGCAGCACTGTTTGTATCTGTTTCAGTCCAATCACTTTGTACTTGCGGAACAACAAGATTCCCATTGAGTGTTAGCGAAGTTGCAGTCATTGTAGTTGCTGACAGTGTGGTTATTGTACTAGCACCAGTTACATTTAATGTACCGCCTAAGGAAACGTTTCCGGTGGTAGATAATGTACTACCGCTTAGTGATCCGCTTACGCTTAGACTAGTTAGGTTAGCAATGCCAACACTTGAAAAATCTAATGAGTCGCCACTAGGGATTTCTTTCAGTCTGTTACCGTCATTTGTGTCTACTACTAGTGGAAATCTATTTGCCATTCTTTTATCCTATTGTTTTGTATATTTATCGTATATTTACAATGCTGCTATTCTTGCTTTAAATGCATCAAAATCTGCACTTGCTGCTACTTCAGTTTGCAATGTTACAATGCTAATATATCCTGGTATAATGCCGTTTACAGCGTCTACAAGTAATGTACTATCGTCTGCAAACACACTGCCTTTGATATCAGTGTTGACTTGTCCATCTGCTAATCCTGCAATGTCTGCATAAACTTCTGTAAAGTTTTCATTGATTTTTATCATTGCATTGCGGAGGGGATCTCCCCCTCCGGTATTTGCTCCAGTGCCTACATTTATTGTTTGTTGTGCCATTATACTCTCCCTACTACTACTTCAACAACACCACGTTCGCTGTCGTCTTTTGTTCCAACTGCCTTACCAATAACTTGTCCGACATTTGGTGTGTTGTTAACAATAGCATAACCTGGTACAGCACTTGTAACAAGCATGTCACCTTTGGCAACCTTACCAATAACTTTACAAGGGACTCTTCCTTGTAGTGCTACACCTATAACATGTTCGCCTTGCAATGCACTATTCATTAAGTGTGCTGGATTGGTTGTAACAACACCTGCTGCACTAGTTTGTCCTTTAGCAGTACATGCTGTGACTTCTTTATCGCCTCCAAATACAAGTACTGTTCCTGGTTCATATGTTGCATCACCTAAATAGTTCTCTGCAAGGTCGGCATATAATGCTGCTGTTGCTTCGCCATTAAATGTCGTTGCCCATACAGTATTGTATCTATTTGTACTACTACCAATACTAACACCGTTGTCAGCACCGCTGTTTGCAGGACCTATAATATTGCCAGTGTGTGTAATACTACCTGTGATATTGATACCAACGGTACCACTAATAGTACCACTATCAAATGTAAGACCTGTTAAGCCTGTAATACTTGTACTTGTTGAACCAAGTGCAATACTAGTGCCACCAATAGTTACATCATCATTTGCTAGTTTAGCATTTACAACACCCAAGTCTTCGAGCTCTATCCAGCCATTGGTTGATGTAAACTGTGTACTATGGAAACTCGCCAACCCTAAGTCTGCTTGTGTAATACCAACTGCATTTACTCTTGTAGTCGCAGCATTCATATTAAGTTTGCTTTGATCTATTGCAGCACTAGCATTAATATCATTGTTAACAATAACACCAGTATTGATATTTGCTGTAATACTATTACCACTTGTATATGTAAGTCCAATATCGCCAGTTACTTCAACATTCACACTTTGTTGATTAGTTCCTACAAATGCTAAAATGTTGCTAGTGATAGGAGCGCCTGTTCCTGTAATAGTTACATCGCCGATATCATTTAGTTGATCTGTTTTTTGATCTACATATTGTTTTGTTGTAGCATCACTTGAAGCAGTTGGTGTTCCTAAGTTAGTAATACGATTACTACCCAAGTTCATGTCACTGTTCATAATAGTTTGACTAAACCCTGGACCACCTAAACTCATTACACCTGGACCGATAACTGTACCGCCTGTAGCGCCATCTCTATCAAATCCTAAACGTGCATCAATATAGCCTTCTGTTGCAGTTTGTGTTGGTACTGCATCGCCTTTGGCATCAGTAAACGTATCGTCGTTGCTAAACTCGTTAACACGCACACCACGCTTAAATCCAATACCATCAATGTTTGTAAGAACAAGTGCAGCATTAAATGTAACACTACCAGTACCTTGGTCGACTGTAAAGAATCTACCTACACGGAAGAAACCATCTTGGTCAGTAAGTGTAGCAAAAACTCGACCTTTGTTGCGTTCTTGTACTTGTGCTGCACTTGCATTACCAGTACTGTCGATTGCATCGCCGGATGAAACAGGAGCAAATCCAAATGGTGAACCGTAAATACGTTCTGGATAGTTACTGGTGTTAAATCCACCAGTACCAATGTCCAACATATCGTGTCCTGTTGCTCTGTTGGTACTAATGTTAACAGTAATCTCTGCTGCTTCGCCAGATGATAATCCAGCTTTTAGTGTTATGCCACCACCATTAACCAATGTTTTAGCAAGTCCAGGATTCAATGCAGGCCAATGAATATCTGTATTAGCAACATCAGAAATCTGTATTACAGCCATTGCAACAGTGCCGCTGCCACCTGTGTATGAGTATTCTGCATAGTCATCTATCTGATAGGTTTTACCGCCCCATGTAACAATCATATCAGCATTTGCTAAACGTGTTCTTTCGGTAGCATCTAGTTGCCCGATTGCAATAAATCTACTCCCGTCTGTGCTTGTAGTTGCAGCAGTAGCACCCATTGTAATAGTTGCACTTGGTGTGGCAGCAGCTACAATATCAGTATAGTTTGAGTTTACAGTACTGTTAGCACTAAAGAAACTTTCAGTAGCGGTTATTATACTTTGATTAACACTTAAATCTGTGTATCTAAAGTTACTATCAAATGTTACCATACGCTGGTTAGCCGCTGTAGTTACTCCATCAGTGATTTGGTTACCGAATAAAATAGTACGATATACATATTCTGTAGTGTCTTGTGTAAACGTAAATGCTGTACTTGGACGAGTCGGTAGTTCTTCTGTGCCAAAGTCATCAAGCAAGAAGTTTTGCTTGTGACGTATTACAAGTTTGGTATCGTGATCAGTATTTTCTTGTAAACCATTTGATGCTGTTCCTTCGAGTCCAGTACCAAAGTTTAACTTCCATACTTTACCATCACGCACAGGAGTACTATCATCAAATCTCGGAGTACCTGCAATACTAGCAGCCGTTATTACTCCACCGTCTACATCTGTTGTTGTAATAGTAGCATCGTTAGCAGGTGTAGCACCGCCAAGTAGTGTACCTGGAATAATGATTGTTTCGCCAGCTGCACCTGCTCCACTACCGCCGCCTGTGATATCAACACTGTAGTTGTCAGCTCGTGTTTTCTTGACTTTAAAAATAGCTGTATCGGCAGTGTATGTACCTGTAAGTCCGACTGCACTACTAGTGTCAATATCGTAACTACTTAATGTAAAGTTAGCATCACTTGCGTTTGTTATTTCATATGGTTGATACAATCCAGTATTGTGTAGTATTTCAACTTCACTTACGTTATGAGGATATTCTTTTAAATCATAAACATACATAAACAACGAATCTTCTGGTGCATCATTGTCTAGTGTTGTAACTGTTGCCGGAATACCAACATTTGTACTTGTAGGTGAAGTAATAGTTGCAGTTGTGTTGAATGTTCCTGTTGTGGTATGTACATACAATCTAGTAGGATCTCCACTACCATCTTCTTCACCTGTGAAACTTAGTATACCTGTTGCATTTGCTGCTCTAGTTGCAACACCGCCACTAGTGTATGCAGTGTTGGTTGAAGAATCATATGGAGAACTTAATCCAACGTCAGTGTACAATGTAAATTCGTTAACATTTGTTACACTTACATAAAACTGCAAGCCATTTAGTTCTGTCATACCAACAACTCCAGATATTGTAACTAGATCGGCATTGGTTAGCCCATGTCCGGTTGCAGTAACTGATGCTGGACTTGCTTGTGTAACAGCGGTAATAGTAGCATTGATCAAGCCTTGTGTTAGTGTTTGTCCTGCACTGATATTTCCTGTAGACGGTGCAGCAGCTGAAAAATCTAATATGCCATCTGCTCTAAATGTTTTTCCTGGAAATACCATATTGGCACCTAATGTAACATCTGTAGCAACTTCATCTGGATCTGCGCCTGCTGAAACCAGTCCGTAAATACCATAACTGTTGTTGCCTCCAAGACTACGTATTTGAGATCCGTCTAGTGCAAGATATCCAGTATGACAATAGTATGTAAACATACTAACAAGTTCTGCTAGTGCGTTGTTAACACATAATGCACCAAACCCTAAATCGTTGATTTGTGTAAAGTCGTTTGCTAACATACTTCTGTTACCACCACTTTGTACAAATATGTCAACACCAGTGCTGCCAGTATACCCTCGACCAACTACAAACGTTTGAGCAAGTCCGCCGCCTGTGTATGCACTAAATGCACTAGTATTATAACCTGCTGTTAGAGCTACATCGGTATATAGTTCAACTTCATTTGGATTGATTGTAGTTTTAACATACAACGTAGCACTGTTTATTTCAACCATACCATTTACATTACTGATTGTAATACGATCTGCATCTGAGTATGGATGTGCAGTAGTTGTGCGCATCACAGCGGTTGCTGCCTGTGTAATATTATCTATGTTGCGTGATGTACTTTCGCTTGGATTACTGGTTTCATCTAAAATAAATGTAGCAGTTCCGGTAGCTTTATCGTATGCAGATATTGTGTTAACTTGATATCTTGCACCGTTGATAAAGAACGGAAACGGTGTAGGAGGTCTTCTTACAAATAAACCTTGATCAGTTGGTGAACTTACACTAATACTAAATGCACTATTTACTGTGTCAATAGTTGCAGGCATATTACCTGCATATCCGTCAACAAACAATCCGCCTGCAAAGTTTCTGTTTGTTCCTTTTGATTGTGCAAAACTTGATCCTGTTTGACAATAAGGCGAACGTGTTAATATTTGACCTTCTGGGTCAAGCACCATCATAAATCCGCCTTGTCTTTGTACAGTAATGTTTCTTACAATAGTACCATCATTACACAGTAGAACATCCATTTCACTGTTGTTTAATGGAGGATTATAGTTTACATTATTAAAATATGCAACACAATCGACCAACGCATTAGATTGTGTATCTGATTCGGTTTCTGCTGCATAATCTTCATCAAATATCTGAGCAACACTTCCTGTTCCTGCATAACCATTGCCTGAATCGTTGGCTAGTACGTTTGTGATAATAGCTTTTAGATTTGTTATTGCTGCGGCAGTTTCTGTTTCTTGTCCTGCAACGGCACCTGCATAGTATGCGCCTTGATTTGTAAGAGTGTTTTCTCTTCCACCTACACGTAAATCTTTAACAATACCGTCAACAATCAATCCAGTATCTCTACGACATTTGGTTTCGTTGTAAACCAAGGAAGGATATGTTGCATTAACATATTCTATTGTTTCTTCTACCAGATAGGCTTTGTTGAGTTCAATCAATCTTGCAGCTTCTTTAAAGTTTCCAGGATTAGCTGTAGCATCAGTACCTACATCTGCTATTTTACTAGGATCAGAAACATAATGATATCCATATTTTCCTTGCTTGCCACTAATTGGATGTGTAAAGTGATAGCCGCCACCTGTAGTTGCAATATCAAATGTTAAGTCTGCGGCACCGCCAGCACCAATCTTACTATCATTAATAGTTATTGTTTCACCAACAATAAATCCATCGCCGCCACTTGTAATGGTTACAGTACAGGCTCCACCTGATAAAACAATAACCTGGAATGTAGCTTTTACGCCAGCACCATTAGATCCCCAATCATCTACACCTATCTGATATGTTCCTAGTGTACGTGCCGGATCATCAGCAGACACATTTGTTAGTGTTGCAGCTGGTGAATATGCTGATATAAGTCCATCAGTTACAATATCTCTATAGAAATATGTATGATTCCATTTACTCTGCGAAACACCAGGCTTTGGACGTAGAACAACTCGTCTAAACTCATCGCCTTTGATACTTACGTTTTCAGGTAACTTAATAGGAAGGTGTTCGTAATAAATACCACTTTCAATTCTTACTGTGATTTGGTTGTTTCTAGTAATATTACCAAATTCTAGTTCTTCACCTGCAATAAACTCAATAGGTTCAACTAGGTCAACTACTACACTATCAGTAGTAACACTTGCGCCACGAGTGTAATCAGTAATAATACCTTTTGCACCTGATAGTTTCCCTACAATGATTTTACCTTCAATAAGATCAGGATTGCCTTCACCACCTTGATCAACTGCTGCGTTTGTACCATTAGTAAATGCAAATGTATATCCTGCGCCTGTAGCTGCAAGGGCAACATCTGTTCCTGACAAAATGTCAATGATTTCATTAAAACGATCAGTGTAGGCTGTAATAACACTTGCTGAGATTGTGCCCGGTGCTGCTGTATTAGCGTCATTAAATGCACTAACCAACTGTGCTCTAACCAAAGCAATTGATGCTCGTGTAGCTGCTCCTTGATCTACTTGTGCTTTAATTGCACTTGGGTTTGCATTGTATCTTAGGCCTGCCCAACGTGATAGATAGTTTACTGTTAATCCTGCATTAACATCAAGTCTTACAGAATCGATCATTAGTTGTACATCACGTTTACAAAGTTGTATATCGTATGTTAAGTCTGCAAAGTTAACTTCAATGTAATCTTGTACAAATTCTTGTATAGAGTTTGTATTAGACACAGCTAAGTTACTAGCTGCTACTGCGGTTGCTGGACTGGTATATCCTGTAATACTATCAATAATACTATTAACAGCGCCATTGTCGTATGTTACTTGCTGTACATAAGGACCAGGTTCGTATGGAGTAGCTTCAATAATCGATTCTGCTTTAATCATAGCAGCATTAACAGATTTGTAAGCATACTGTGGCGACCTACCTTCTTGGCCAGCTGGAGCTGCTTTTTGTGAATCATCGCCAGATGTTGAAACATAAATGTTTGTTGCACTAGCATAGCCCTGTGTATCAACATAAAGTTTTGTAACAGCTTGTAAATCATCTTTACCATTTGGAGCGCCGAACCCTTCGAGAGGATTTG